GTTCAAAAACTTACTACAGTATTTATCATTAGTAACCCAGATTAATTCTGAACCCCAACCTTTTTTTACGTATCCATCAAGCTTTGACATTTTTTTCAATCCATTCTATAGGGTTAGTCCAATTTATGTCTGCTACTGTATTTGCCCATGTAGTATCAGCGCATGTATAATATTGATACTGACTTTTAAGTTCATTAGGCATAGGAATAAATTCAATATCAGTTTTTAGCTTATTACTAATTTTTTTAGCTATTACTTCAAATGATACTGGTTTACCTGTTCCAACATTGAAAGTTCCACGGTTTTCCCACGCCTTAGTTTTTAACATTTGCATATGAAACTCAACTACGTCATCTACACAAACAAAATCTCTTACAATTTTATGTGAACCCTCAAATAGTTTTATGACTCCATACTCTTTTGCTTGTAATGGAAATTTAGTAAACACCGAAGCTTGCGAACCTTTGTGTTCTTCCCCATGACCATACACATTAAAATATCTAAAGATTTGAACGTTACTATATGGATCAGCAGTTAATGTTTTTTCGCTAAGATATTTTGACCATGCATAAGGTGATTGAGGATATAAATCATCTCTTTCATGCGATGGGTTTTGTGTTGTTCCATAAACGCTTGCGCTAGATGCAAACTGCATAGGAATATTATATTCTTTACATTGATTATAAAGGAATTCAGTAAATGCAATATTTTGCCGGCCAATAAGATTAGTATCACGTTCAGTAGTACTTGAATTTGCACCAACATGAATAACCCAATCTAAATCTTCATTAATGTGCGGCCAGGCAATTCGATCTTTCCAATCATAGGTTTGTACCATATGATTTTCAGATTCCAAACGCTTGAGCAAATGAGAGCCAATAAAGCCTTTGTGACCCGTCAATAAAATTTTCATAATATATCTACTTCAATTTGTGTTAAACAATATGTTCCTGTATGCTGTACTGCGTGGGCTGCAGCTTTATTAGCTTTTACAATTGCATTTGTAAACGAATTAGTCTTTAAGTAGTAATACGCGAATGCCGCAAGGAATGTATCTCCAGCTCCGCAAACATCTACTACTTCGACTTTACATGGTGGAATAATATTATCATTCCATTTTGCTCCACCTGCACCAAGAGTAACAATCAAATCAGTTGGTTCACTTATTAGACGATTGTATTCTAATTCATTAATCTTAATAATTGCACCTTCAAACCTTTTTAGATCTGTCTTCTTGGTGTCAATTATAATAGGTCCACTATATGAATTGATGAGTTTCTCAACCATTTCATAAGAAACAAATCCTTTATTATAATCACTAATTACAACAGCATCATAGTCTAAGTCAAACGTATCGTCGAAATCAAATGGTTCACTGCTGAAATCATTGTCAATTCTTACGATGTGTTGTTTACTTCGGGATTCAATAAGTCGTGTTTTCAAAGACATAGTGCCATGAAGGTAATATACTTCACAGCCAAAAGCTTCAAGATTACGTTTGACATTTGCTGCCATTCCTGGAGTCTTTGTTTCGTATTCTGGAACAAAGATTGGAACAGGAGCTTCGGGGCTTAGTCGATTGACCTTACCATATTTGTAGACATCTAAACAATCATCACCGATTAATAATATCTTGAATCTTTTTTGTTGTGGAGTATTCATCAATTCTATCAAACCATACTATATTATTAACTAAGTGTTTGCCTTGAGGATTACCATTCTTGTGATCAGAACCTTTCACAATAACAGTACAACCAGTGGACTCAATTATATTGCATATGTCTTCATCTGTCTCAAAAATATAAACCTCATCAACACTCTTAAGATTTTCAAGAATTTCTTTTCGTTCTTCTTGAGTATTGATGGGCCGTGAATCACCTTTTTTACTTTTTACTCTTTTATCTGAATCAATTGCTACTACTAATTTACTACCTAGACTTTTGGCGTAATTCAGCATTCTCAAATGCCCAGTATGTAAAATATCAAATGTACCATTTACAAATATAATATCCATTATACAACATTTTCAATCAAATGTAAACTGTTATTTTCCAATGTTATATTTTGGACACAGTTCCCATTCGTGTTTTTCTTTATGCGAAATTACTTTGATCTGTCTTAGCGGTGCAATATCTTTTGCTTCTTCTGGCTTTACAATTGTAACTAATCCCCAGTCAGAAAGAAGCACTGCAATGGTATTACGTCGTTGAACGTCATTGTCAGTTAAATTAGATGGCTTTGAATCGAGCAAAAATAGCTCTTTGAAATGCACAATAAAATATCTACCTTGCTTATGTAGTATATGACAAGACTGATATAGTTTGCGATCTTTGCGGGAGGCAACTCCAATTCGAGTTAGTGTTTCTCTAACTTTAAGGAAGTCATCCGGTTCATTAAGAGTAATCTCCAACATTGAGGCTGGAGTCCAGTCATGGATCTCTTTATAATTATTGTTATCGTTTTCCACCTTTACTCATCCTTTGTTTCAATTCAATTAGTTGATGATCATTTAATAGCGAAAGGACTTGTTTAGCTTTTTCATTACTATAGCCATAATATTCCTTCACCACGTTCAAAGAATCGGATTCACTACTCTTAAACCACTTAGAGAAGCGTTTTCTTTTCCTAATGATATTTATAAAAAAGTCAAATTGAAGGCGTGAGTCTAGATGATGATGTTTATTCATCTCATTAGCGTAAATCGCGGTATCTTGAAAATAAGATAAACCGCGATTTACCATGAATGAGTTATATTGTTTTTCCGCCAAATCATCAACCATAATATCAACTTTGCTATCATTGATAGCGTTCAAATAATCAAATGGCGTCATAATATTAACTCAATGCAATTGCAGTTTCGAGGGAATCTCGATCTAAGGTTTTAGTATCTCCATAATTTACATGATTGTCATTATTATAAAGTTGTGGAACACTTCGGTGACCTTTTTCTTTTAAGAAGAAGGCACCATCTACATCTTCACTGATATTGATAGTTTCATATTCATATCCCCACAATTCTAGTTTTGATTTTAGAATTGTACAATGAGGACAATTATCTTTTGAATAAACTCTTAATGTTGTTGCCATAATATTTCCTTATTAAAGTCCAATAAGTTTCCAACCATGTGTAGCAATATTGCCTAGTATAATAAAAAAACATGTAAGTATATTAATAATTACCCAGACAGTTCTAATGATTGCAACCTTATCAGATTTACTATTGTTTGTCTCATAAGCTTTTGGGCCGAGGGCTCTGCACCAAATATTCCACGCATCTTTTAATGTTGACATTATTATATATCATTTCCATTGTGCATTGGCCATAATTTCGGTCATGCACGCAACAACATTAAGTTCGTGATCAGCAACAAAAGCGTTTTTGTATTGGTAATCGGCAAGGATCAAAACAATTTGTGGAATCGATTGTGGTTGAGCATAATCAGTCATAGTATCGTAAATCTTACGAAAGATTGCTTGTGGTTCAACATCAATATTATCCACAACCCATTGGCGCATTCCCTTGAAGTTCTTTTCTTTCAAATGGTTCATCAAACTTTTAATGTTATCATCAACAAGGTTTGATAATACACCACTATCGATTTTACCACTAATAGAATATCGTTGACATTCATTTAGTACACGACGAAAATCAGGGAAGTGCTTTTCAACCAGAATCGCCAGAGCTTTTGGCTCGAAGTCTACATTTTCAGTAGTAAGAATATCAACAACACGCTTGTAGAATGTTGCAGCAATCTTAGGCTTTTCATTACGTTGAATACTAAAATCATATACTGAACACCGTGAATGTAGTGGTTCAATAATACGATTCTTAAAGTTGCAGGTTAGAATAAACCGGCAGTTATTTGCAAACTCTTCAATAAAACCACGAAGGGCCGGCTGGGTAGATTGAGGGTTCAAATAATCAGCTTCATCGAGGATAACAACTTTATATCCACCTTGAAGTGATACCGTTGATGCAAAGCTTTTGACTTTGTTTCGAAGGGTATCAATATTGCCCTCTTCCGATCCGTTGATTAGAATATAATCTAGGCCTAGTTCATTGCATAAGGCTCTAGCAACGGTGGTCTTACCTACACCAGCCGTACCGGTAAAAAGCATATTAGGCAATTGACCGGTAGCAACGATTTGATTGAAGACTTGCTTAAGATCATTTGATAAAATAGTTTCGTCAACTTTACGAGGACGATAACGTTCGACCCAAAGGAAATCATTCATGCACATTCTCCATAATAAAGATATATTATACCATATAAATCATAAAAAGTAAATGGTTTAATTAGATATAACCTTCGCTATATAAAAACATTTTTAAGTGGTAATAGAAAATTTGAGGTTGTTGATCCGGCGTTGGACACTTTGGATATCTTTTGAACATTCGAAGTATCAAATCTTCTATTTCTTCATCGGTCATATTTGTTTTATTTTTATAACCCCACCGGCCATTTTATATTTCATGCTTAATTTATTAAAATCTTTTTTTTCTATAGTCATGGCCTGACACGCAAGAACAGTATTACATGGATACCCTATCTCATCAAATTTTTTATTTTCAAGCTTATTAATAAAGTCTTTTCTTTTTTCAGAGTTAAATAGTTCTAACATACTGTTATCATTTAGATTACCTAAAGATATGTCGTTATTATCATCTAAGCAACAAGGATACCAGTTACCGTTAGGAGCTACAAATATATCGCTTTTTACTCTACTAAGCATTGGGCACTCAAGATCTTCGTTTTTAATACCAGTTTGCGACTGATATTTTTTTACAGATTCTCTTTCTGCCCAGAATCCAGATTTTGATTCGACAAAGCCAACATGCGGATCATTATCAAAATCCATAAACTTACTTAACTCTTTTTTTACTAAGTTTGTATCGCTATATGGAATATTATCTTTTACCTGTTCTGGAAGACTACCCAATACAGCATTTACTGTTAAAGTATATTCAAAAGATGTTAAACAATTTATTCTGATATCTAACTCTGGAAAATATTCTTTTCTTAATTCAACAAACTTTCTAAAGTTTCTAGTAATCGAAGTAAAACTAATTTTCTTAACGCTTCTATATGTTTCGTCATTATGACCATCAATATTGATTGTTATTTGATCTATAAGTTTTTCCTTTATAATAGAAGCAGATAACTCCTCAGTCATCATACCAAAGTTACTCATTAAATCTATTTTTACATTTGGTAATTTTTTACGAACGTATCTGCAGATATCTAGAAAATCTTTATTGTATATTGCTTCGCCATTTTCAGATAAACACACATACTCTAGACCATCAGGAAAATCATTAGAAGATGCTTCATCTATTATCTTTTTAACAAGATCAAAAGACATATCTGAATTATATCTGGTGCCTCTAGTTTTAGGACACCAGATACATTTAGCATTACATCTGTTTGAAAGAGATAGATTTATAGATCTAATCATAATTATACACCCCTCTTAGGGTGTAGGATTTTGAGTAGTCATAACCGATTCATACAACTCTTCAATTTCTTCTTTTTCTTGCTGTTGCTGCGCAAAGTTTTGCTTATGATAAAATGCTGCTAGCTTAGAAAGATATTTCTTTTCAACACCAACTTTATCAGATAGTTCAATGATAATATTCTTTTGTAGATCCTTTTCAGCTTCAGCTCGGGTTGCTGAATTTGAGAATTCTACCATTGCATCTTTAATTGTTTTACGATCTGCAGGGTTACTAATAATCATTTTAAGCTGATTCTCCAGGTTCAACATCTGAAACCTCAGCTTCTTGCTGAGCTGCTCGGATGAAACGGGTATATTTGTCATAAACACTTCCTACAAAAGATAGTTCATTTGCTTTGAACGCATTACGTTCAGTAGCGGTGTTAATAATTCGAAGAACATTGATAAGATCATCTGTTGTAAGTTCTTCTGCTTCTGGAACTTTTGGATTAATTGCCATTTTATTCTCCATATGTAGAGTTTTTCTCTAGTGCTACCCAATACTGAGTTTCACTGCCTTTTAGTTTGAAGTTTGAAATTAGCTTAGATGAGATTGATACATCATAATCGCCAGCAACAAACTTAAAATTAGAAATATTGAAGATAAAGTTAAATTTTTCGGTATGAACACCAAGGCCTTCAACTTCAAGTTCAAATGTATTTGATGTTGCATCCTTTGTATCGGTAACAACAATCACTGCGGTATCACCAGTACCACTAGATCGTACAACCATATCAGTTACACCAAGAGCAGATGCAGCTTTACGAATACTAGACATGTCATCATTTGTAAGTGTAAAAGTAACTTCACATGGTGGCATATTAATATCTTTACTTGGTGAAGTCAAGATTGATGGTTCAGAAAAGAAATACTTAACTGCGCGTTTACCTTCAGTGATCTTTACAGACTTTAATGTTTCTTCAAAGAAGAGATCTGGAGAATCAAACATACCAAGCACAGATAGAAATTCATTCAAATCATAAATTCCGATTTGCCCTGGAAAGTCTTCTGCAACTGTAGCAGATCCAAGAATTGTCTTTGATTCAGACATTGTTTTCACTACATTGCCAGAGTTAAGAATAACATTACTGTTAATTGCAGAAAAGTTTTTCAATGTGGCAATTGTTTCATTACTAAGTTTCATTTTTCATCCTTATTAGATTCATTTGTTGTTTGTAAGTAAGTATTATACACCATTGTGTCATCATTGTACATAGATATATCAATAGCACCTTCTACAGAAGGAGTCAAAGTAATGTCACCTATGCCGGTATCCATTCCACTAAATGAGATTATATCACTGGGCATTCCTCCACCAAAGTCAAGTGAGGTTACATCAAGGGTATACGCACTAGTATCAGAATAATCCACATCTTTTGTTTCTTTGCTATGGACACGATCATGTTCGTATAAAGCAAGGAAACCATAATGGATAATTTTTACAATGTCTTTTCGCCATTCATCTGGAGACTCTCCTTTCTTACCATAACGGCCATTATACTTGTCGATATTGCCATGAAAGAATCCGGCACCATGACCGCGGTCTACAATAACTTCAGATGACTGAATATTACCAGTATTGTAGTGGCCACTATATGTTTTATCAATATAGGATTTGAACTCTTCAATTAGTTCATCTTCGCGAAATTTATAATTAATCATTACTTTGTCTCCGAAACAAGTACATCTTCTAGAATGTCATCAATCGATCCTGATTCGTTTGTAAGAACCTGTTGAGGTGCTTCAGCATCAACCATACTATACAAATCAATGAATGCTTGTTTAGTATCAGTATCAAATCGATTTACACAAAGTTCAATAGCCTTTTTACGATCTTTGAAGATCGAAAAGCTCTGTATAATGTGACATAGTCGACGGGTTGAAATAATCTCGTCAATACCACCATCTTCAAAAGTCTTACGAATAGCTGTAGACCAAGAAGTTAGAGTATCAGCGAACTGTTCATCAGTGCAGTTATACTTAGTCATGTGATTCAATAGAATCCTTTTCTCAACTGCATTTGATGGGTATGGTTGCTCGAGAGTAATAGTGAAACGCTCAAGGAAGGCTTCATCGATGATACTAGCATAAATAAATTTGCCATCGTCTGAACCTTTGCCTTTAGTGTTCGCCGTTGCAATGATATTAAAACCATTTTTTGGCGTGATCACTTCACCAGTTTTCTTAATAAGAACTGGTTTACCCTCGAGTACTCCTTGCAGACACATAATTTTCGAAGACCCACGATCAATTTCATCGATAAGGAGTATAGCTCCTTTTTCCATCGCTTTGATAACGGGACCTTTATTGAATACGGTCTCACCATTTACCAAACGAAAGCCACCGATTAGATCATCTTCGTCTGTTTCCGGAGTAATCTGGACTCGCACATACTCACGATTTGCTCGAGCACATGCTTGTTCGATCATCATAGTCTTACCATTCCCTGAAAGACCCATGATATATGTTGGATAAAAAATTCGAGATTGAATGATAGACTGCACATCCTTTGAGTTACCCCAAGGAACATAGCATTCATCTTTAGTTGGAACAAAGATTTCTTCATTCATCACAGATGATACTGTTGATGTCATTACACTATTTTTCTCTTGTTTGAAATCTAATACTGTTGCAGCTAGGTGATAAACACCACGCTTGACTTTTGGCTGACTAGTAACATACTTATATGTTTTGCTACCAGAGAATCCATTAGCTTTTGCCAAGTCAACCACATCTTTTGCAGAGTAGTTACCATCAACAATAGTGGGAAAAGAGGTTTTCAAGAGTGAAACGATTGAGGTTTCAAAAGACATAATATAGTTTCCTTTAGGATCATCATCATCAATAGACAAGTCTATTATACCATAGACTTTCTGGTAAGTACACTGTTTTGTGCATTTATTTTCAAATTATTTTTCCATTTAGAATCAACAACTTAGGCTATAGCCTGAGCAAATTGAGTAGCCAGAACCCTATTTGCCTTCTTAGAATTGGCAAATTTCTTAAAACTTTTGTTTATTTGCGCTTGAGAAGCATCTGGATCAATGGCCAATTCGTCGACATCAGTATTCAAGCTTTTCGAATCTCCCTTCAATATAAAATATTTGTTGTATCCAAAGGCAGTGTCAATTGATACAAATTTTTGCGAGTTATACGCTTTACGAAGTTCATTGATTTCTTTATCATTAATAAAGTCTTCAGAATTTGAATAAATTGCACCACGAAAGCCATAATTATTTTCTGCTAAATAGAACCCAATGGTATTGATACCATTTTTTCTATAGACATTTAGAATTTGGTTTGCGCTTTTCCAAGTATCCCAATAGCGAGTTTTGACCTGACTTCCATCTTTTGTTTTAATAGAAACCTCATTATATCTTAGTGAGTAATCAAAACTAAGTGGTTGTATAAAATTTAATCTTTGGCCTTCACCATCAGTCAAAAGAATGAAGTTCATTTTTTGAATGCTATGTTTTTTTCTAAAATCATCAATGATATGTTCCATTGCTAGCAAGCATTCATTAAGTGGAGTAGAACCCAATGATTCATACCTACTACCCAGATAAGCCGCGCGG